TTTGTTTTGTCGGAAAAAGTTCTATTTGATTGTATAAGTTTTTGTCCATCTATAGCAATAATGTTTTTTACTCTATTTACCCTTGCCATGTGTTCCTTATCATTTGGATCTGATGGATAAATATTATACCAATTTCTTTCTTTAGCTATTTTTTGTAACTCTTGTTCACTTTGTATTTTTTTACCATTAACATATCCCGGTACAGCATATATAGGACTGTTAGGATTGTCTGGATCTGTAATGCCATTTATAAAAATAGTTGTTGGTGAGTTTATTCCTTGCTCATTTTTTTCGTACAAGACATTATTATTTGTTATAGTATCTCTATGATAATTTAAAAGAGTATTATCCCCATCATCAAAATCCTCTGGAGCTGCTGCAAAATCAAAATCTATTTTATTCTCTTCTTGATCTTGATTATTTATTTCAATGTCTAAATCTTTTTCTTGCAACATATTTCTATCATACATAAAATTTGCTACAGAATATTTATCTAACAACGCATCAAAGATAGGATCAGTCATTAGTAATCTCCTCAAATGCTTCTATAGTTTCTATACTATTCATAATACGATTTCTTAATCCTGATACGCCAGCATCTTGAACATTTTCTAGAGCATTTAATAATTGCTCTAAACTTTTTACTGGATCGTCATTATTTATTGTCCAGTTAGGAGCATTGTTTTTTACAATCTTATTATTTCCCAACTTTTTGTTTATATTTTTTAATTCTATTTTTAATTCGCTTTTATAAATATCTTTTTGTTTTGTTTGAAACTGACTAATAGCATTTGTTACAAAATTATCAATTTGATTTTTAGAGGGGTTTGTTCTTTGAAATTTGTAAAACTTTTCAATAAAAGGCCCTCCAGAAGCTTGCATTGCTTTTATTATACTTGGCTCTAATACATTTTCATATCCATCAAAAATACCAAAGGCTTCTTTCATCTCTTTTAAAGCTAGAGTTTCATCTTCTTTATTATCTTGATTTATGTCTTTTAATAAAGAAGCGTAAGTTTTTACTGACAATTTATTTTTATATTCATTTGCTAAAAGACTTCGGGTCATATCACCAGAAGCTATTAGTGTATATATTGCATCTATAGCATCCTTGCTGTCATTATCAGCAAAGCCTATTGTTTCTTCATTGTTTTCTAATTCTTTTTCAAAATCAGATCTTTCTTTTAAGCTATCAAAAGCATTCATATCTTTTATTTGATCATATATGTTTCTTCTTTTTTGATCATCGTCTGTATTGTAAAATTCTTTTTTTAATAGAGTAACTTTTTCTTTTAAATCATCACTATCTTTTTTATCAATAGCTTCTTGTAGTTTGTCTATTTCAAAAGCTTTCTTTTTTGCAAACTCATTTATTTTTTCTTTTTGTTGTATAGTTAATTTTTGATAAAATCTATTAAATACTATATCAGATTTAAAGTCTCCATCTTCTATCATCTCTGCTACCTCTAGAGGATCGTTAGATCCATTCATAAAAGTAGTAATACTTTCTTTAACTAAATTCATATTTAATTCTGATAATTTCATTTCATACTCGGCATCATTTAAGATATTAACATCTTTACCTGCGTTTATCTTACTAATAGCATCATCTGCTGCCGCAAGCCTACTAACCATATTTCCTCCTGCGTCACCTGCGATGCTTATATCATTATTTACAGATGTATCTATATTTTTAATACCTAAATCAATTTTTTTTGTAATATTATCATCTAAAAATTTATGCTTTAAATCGCTGTAATGTCTTAAAGCATCTACACCAAAATATGTTTGTGCTTTTTTATTATCACTCAATGCACTATTATATTTATTAAATAGTTCTCCTAAAGCATCAGGCACTAATGTATGTGCTGCGGTGGGATCATTATTAGTTGTTATTTGTCTAATTTTAGTTTTTGCTTCATCTATAAAACTATTTACAGCAACAGACGCTTTGTTTTTAGCATCAAGTTCTTCGTTTGCTTTATCATACTTTAATTTTTCTGCACCTAATTTAATAAGACTTGACCCAATATCAGCAGCAGCCCCTCCTAGTTGTGCAAACAAACGTGGACTTACTTGTGCTGTTATGGGCCTAGATCCTGCATTTTCATCTCTTTCTAATTGACTTTCGTATAATCTTACTTTCATTATTTTAACGCAGCTCCTATACCAGTCAATAAAGTTCCAGCAGCTTGATACCTTGATATTGTTCTTGCAGCTCTTCCTTCCATTCTTGCTATTTCTGCCTTTAATCTTTCATTAGTTGCTACTTCTTTTGATTGCTGTTGTTTAACTCTAGAATTATAATTTTGTATTTCTATATCTTGTTCAAAACGTAAAGCATTTTGTAAAAGTTTTTTTAATGGTGTACCAGTCGTTGCTGCCCACCCCTGACCTCTAAAAGCCATCTGTGTTCTATCATTTAATTTTTTAAACTTCTCTCTGTCTTGTAATGTTTTAATTTTGTTTAATCGTTCTATTTGTTCTGTTTGAATATCAGCAGCAGCAGCATTTCTATCATTCACACTTGCATTATAGTCTGCTGCTTTTTTGGCTGCTCTACCTGCTGCAAGTTGTCCTTGTACAGTTATTGCTGTGCCTGCTATCATTAAAGCATTTGCCATTATTTTATCCTTCCCATTACAATATAGTCTGCACCCTCTGGGCCAAACTTTTTCATTAAACCTTCTTTTTTAAAACCTAAAAATTCTGCAAAGCGTATTGCCTGCATCCAATCAGCTTTTACATTTGCGTGCATCCTTGCGTAAGGTGCCTTGCTCATAATATCTTTTGTAGTTTTTACAACAGACTTAATTCTTGTTTGTATTCTATCGCTTCCTATAAACCAACATTCTGCAACACCATCCCACATAGGAATAAAACCTGCTGCTGCAATAATGTGTCCGTTCTCTATACCTGTCCAAGCGTCATGCAATGCTGCTCGCTCCATGTGGTGTTCCCAGTCATGATCTGGTGATTGTGTGCCAAAAGATAATTTATTTTCTACTACTAATTCTTTTGCGTGTTCTGGTATAAACTTTATTATTCTCATCAATCAAAATCTTGTACTACTACTCTTGGATAGATACCAACAATCGTCATAGGTAATGCTTGTGTCTGCTGCACTACGATTGCACCTTCTGTATCCCAAGAGGGTTGAGCTTCTATGGTTTTGTCTCCTGTAAATAATGGTACTGCTGTGTCTGTTGGATCGGAACTGTCTCTGAAGGGGATGGTGTCGACATTATCTGTACTAGTTCCCACAGAAGCACCCACAGTACGAAAAAAACGAACAATAACACTATGAATTTTTTTAATTTTGCCCTGAGCTGTACCACTTGCACTCCCTGATTCTAACCTTACAGTTCTCAAAGTAGATGTATAACCTAATCCTACTTGAGCTTTTGTTGTTGCTCTATCAGTGGCAATACTTCCGCTTGATACTGTCTTGTCTGGATGAGCTGCTCCTTCTTCTAAAATAGAAACAGTTTGCCCTTCTAAATGGTCAAGACCTGATAGACTTGATGTACTAGATCCTGAATAGGTTAGACTGCTATCAACAAAGATAGCATCTTGTATATTTGTTCCAAAATCTATATCGGATAATATTTCTACATATCTTCTCGTTGCACCATTGATAGTTCTTTTTACTACCATGTATAAATTATCTTGATTAAGTTCTCCCGGTATTACAGCTATGTTTTCTACAATACCATGATTAGTGGTTACGCCACCTGTCGTAAAAGAACCTCCTAATTTATGTTGATGCCATGCCACTACCTGTTCTTCTCTTCGATAGGTAAGACCAATCAATCTGCCATCGGTTGTTGTACCCCAGACAATAGAGAAAGGTTCTTGCTGATACGCAAGCTCTAACACTCCTGTTTCTGTAACATGATCTGCAAGAATAGTTAGATCTACTGCCTGAAAAGAATCTGTGTCAAATACATAACCTAATTCTCTTATTTTTCTTTTTGCTCTTTGCACAAACAAAGTATAGGTTCCTGCTTGTACTGGTTGTATATCAGCACTACCATAGCTTGCCTGTTGCTTTATCTGTATGTTTGTTGGTGATACTGGTTCATCATTACCAGAAGCTCTCACTACAAACTCACCACCAGTTGTTCCTACAATCAAACTTCTAGATGATGCAAGATACAATATTCTGTTAACCTGATTACTACCGATTGTATAGTTCATAGCAGAACTATCACTATCGCTTTCTGTCATGTTTTCAAAATCACCTGCAACACTAAAGAACAATGCTTGTGGTTGACTAGTTGTACCTGCAAACACTAAACGCTGTTCATAGAAAGCACAAGCTCTTGGAAAACCTGTAGTCTCTGAAAACGCTCCAAGTGAAAACTCATCAGTAGCATTTAGCTTTCCAACAAGTGTAATCGTATTACTTGCACTTTCTGCAACTACATCATCTACAGGCACTAAAGTTATTTCATCACTTGTTACTTTAACAATTTCATAGTCTCTATTGTTTGCACCATTCGATGCACCGCTTGCAGTAATCGTCATACCTTCAGTAAAACCTTCTATGACAAATTGTTTATTGCTATCTCTTATGAAATCATTATGTGATGATCCTGTACCACTAGGATCACCTTCTACAAAACTAATTGTGTTACTAGCATAAGTTGGTAGTATCTCTGCTACTCCTAACTCATCTGTTTGCACAGTAGCAGTAACTACAGTTGCAGAAGTAAATGCTGTTATCTTTGCATAACCATTATATATTTTTACTAATCTTCCTACATCAGTAGAAACAAATGTATCTCCTGATGCAGTAAGAGTAATGCTACCACTTCGACCATTTGGAGTAAGAGTAGTTGTAGTAGCATTCTCATCTAGGTACGGCCCGTTTATAAAGGAGACATCGGAGATAGTCCAGTCCGTATTGCTTGTTCTTTGTATCTTTCTAACGGGGTGGTCATTGTGTGTTACAAACATTACATCCGCAGATTGTGTTACTTTGATTTCAGATATTTGAGCAGTAGTATACGTTGTGGTAATCTCTACAATACGATTTGCTGTACCTCCGGAAGTGTAAGTAGTAAATCCTGTGCTGTTTATGTTTGTACCATCAACATCTGTTAATTCAAAAGTGTTGGTCGTTTTGTTTGCAACTATTCCTGTAACTCCGTTGAGTTCCACCATACCTGCAACGCTGCCAATAATAACATGATCACCATTACTAAAGCCATGTGAGGTTGCTGTGATAACAACAGGGTTAGCTTTGGTTGCACCGGAAATAGTTTTACCTGTTTCAGTTACAATACCACCATCTTGATATACTCTAAAATAATTATTACCAAATTCTAATACATAGGTATTTGCAGACGTAGTGTTAAATTCAAAAGGTATTAGTCGTGCTGCATTCGCACTTACTTTTACTTCATGAATAAATTTTGTTCCCGGTCTCCTAGCTGCACCACCGGCAGGATAGACTATAAAGTTCTCTAATGTTTTTGCACCATTAAAGTATCTGGTTAAATCAGTTCTACCATCAAGCCTGTCGCTTAACTCTCCTGCTGTCCAGTTAGTATATCTAGGACTGGTATAAGTCATTTAGTATCTCGAATTAATAAATGTATCTGCTTGTATAACTCCTAAGTCTGCACCCTGAGTTCCGGGCATACCTTCTGTTGCATCTACAAAACGTGCTTCTTTTAATTTTGCTTCATACAGACTATACATACTTGCAACTAAACTGTTACTGTTTGTAATACTATAACAAGTATCTGCTGCTAATCTTGCAGAGATTGTTTCCATTAATAATGTATCGTATTCATTAGGATCAGTAATTCTTGCTATGTATTTTATTTTCATAGTTTCTTCATCACTAACGATTGTTCTTCCCTCTACCTTGTAATCAATGTCTAGTTTTTCTAAACGCAAAACTCGTAAACTAAACGGATCGGTAGGCAAGTTATACGCATACTCATATCCCCATGTAGGAGCTGTAGTGTTTCTTGCTAAAGATGCTCTACGCACTAAACAGTTCCAAGGATGAGAACGAAAAACTGCATCTCTTACAAACTCGTAACGCTGGTTCATAATCCTTGCTGCAACACTATCCTCTGTTAATGAGTTAATGTTTGATGCACCTATCATGTTAAGTGCTGAATTTGCTATATCTACTTCTGATGCCATAATAAATTCCTTGTAAGGAAAAGGGAGTGCTAACGCTACTCCCCTTTCATGTTACCTATTAATCAACAACGTATGTGATGACAAAAGATAGGTCTCCTGCTGTATCTCCAGCAGCATCAAACTTTAGACCGATATAATAATATCCGCCGGGATCTGATGACTGGCCAGCATCTTGCCAAACTTTTTGCCCCATAGTGTTAATATTTCTTGCTTCAAAAGCAACCTCTGTACCTGTAGTAACCGCAGCTCTTAAATCGGTTATTGCACTTGCATACGCATCATCATTGACAGCCGTAACTGTGCTTGAGTCTGCATTATACAATCCTACATCGGTAGTATTGGTTGATCCTGAATCAAGATCGTCATTGAAAAGCTTGATACTAACAACAGAAGCATTAGTAGGAATAGGTGCAAGCATTACTGTGTCTGTTGCACTTAAATCCCCTGCTGCTAAAGCAATAGTACCTTGAGCAATTCTCATAACCCCGCCTAGTTGAGAGGAAGGGCTTTTAACAATAGGACTAGCTTCAAAGTTAGAAACTAGTGTTTGATTAACATTTGCCATAATTATCCTCCTATTCCTGACAGGCAATCTCTACTACTTTTTCTTCCTCCATGCGGGTTGCCCCGATGTCCATACAGTAATAGATTTGTGTTGAATACGACTTGTCTGCTCTCTCGTCTATACGACCAGTAACATCTTTACCAATAGCAAGCTTGATGCCGTCTCCAGCAAAAGCGATAACTTGTCTGTCGCCATTACTATCTGTGTTCAGTCTGTTACTTACGATAAACTTGAAACCAACAAATGTATCTACTTCACCTTGTACCAAAGCTCTGACTGTATTAAAGTCTGCTGAAGTAACAGAGGTGATGTTTAATAAATCTTCAATCTGCTCAGGGGATACAATGATGTATCTCTGGATTGAAGGGTCTACGCTATTTTGATCTAGTATCTTTTTAGCAGACACTAGTTTAGCCTGAGTTAATCCACCACTAGCATGAGCGATCTTTTGCCCAGATGGTAATGCTGTGGATGTGCTTCCGGTCTTGCCTGTACTAGCAGTACCGAGAGCTGCTGAGATTATAACGTCATCAATTGACCTCCCCATAGCCATCGCTGCTGCTCTGGCATAAGTAGATGTTGGATCTACAAGTAATCTGACTTTATCTGGATCATCAATTAAATCAGCGTACTCATAGGTTGACATTGTAACCATTCTTCTTGCGTGTGGTGTTTCCATCAATGGAGTATCACCATGACGGGAAGTTCTTACCTGTGCTACAGCAGAACCTACCTGATCGAAAAAAGCTTTCTCACCAGTAACAGTTTCCACATCAACTGCTTCTCTTAGTAGAGAACCCATTTGTTGACTTAACATGGTTATATTACTGCTAAACTGGTTTACAAAAGCTGTAGTAATTTGCGTACTCATAACGCTCTCCTTGTAAAAAAGTTAATAATATTAAGAAAACAAATTGCTACCCTGCTTACGCAGGACACTTCTATATTTAAGGTTAATCACCTTTAGCTGTCGGTGCCACCGGTAAGGGCTTTCGCTTATCTTACTTTACGTTCTTCTGTAAATTCTATTCCTCTTCTGGGTGCATATACTCCATAAGTTCCTGTACTTGTTGTACAGTTCTCATGTGATCTGGATGCTTCTTATCCCAGTAGGGGCCGCCATCACGAGGATCTCCTCGCAAGGCTGCAATCTCTTTTTCTGCATCAGCCGGTGTATACTGTGGCTGTTGCTTGCTGCCAACCATCTTATCTTCTCCTAGTTTGGAGTTGATATAGTTTCCTATGTTGGCTAGTGTTTTTATAAATACAGGATCGTTGCCTAATGGCACTCCATCCTTTGTAAGTAATTGATCAAAGTCTTTGGGAGCAAACTCTGTAAGCACTCCTTTAGCTTCATTCATTCTTGTATCAAATGCTTTTCCCCATTCCTTCTTCAAAGCAATCTCTGCTTCTCCCTTGATGATTTCTACATCTTCTGGAGAAGGTGGAGCATTTGCTGCTTTGAGTTCTGCTTCCTTAGCCATGTATTCTTGAAAGATAGTATTGGCTTGTCTATCGTTTAGACCTGCCTTGTGAGCTAACCCTCGATACCAACTCTCCATATCTTTATCGACTTGCGTACCTTCTTTCAATTCTAGCTTGTAGCCTTGCGCATCTTCAGGCTTACCCAGTTTTGTATAAACATTGTTCCAGTCATCATCGTTTGCCCATCGACCCGGCACAGCAATCTTATCAGCTCCTATCATGCTTTGTGCATGGATTGCAGTCTTTGCTAAGGACTCAATGCTGTTTGCATTGTGTATTAATTGATTATCTCTTATATCTTCTGGTAAACTTGCTTTCCAATCTTCAGACGGAGCCTGCCCATTTTCTACCGGAGCTTCCGCTACCTGTTGTTCTTCAGCCATGTCTTACTCTCCTTTCGCTTTTTCATCTAGTGGTTGAAAATCATTTAGTTGCCTAAATATAAAAAACAGAACACTTCTTGCTCCCTGATTGTATGCAGTCGTGTCTGTCTCTCCTCGTACAAAAGTATCTCTATCATAGAAACGCTCTCGTAAATCTTGTAATACTCGCTCTCCTTCTTTGGAGGTGAATACTAATCTATAATCATCATTGATCATCATATATAAAATAAACTATTAGTTTGATATTGATAAACATTTACATCTCTTTTTGATGTTTCTTTCCATGTGTTCGTATGAGATATTCCTTTTCTTTTTCCTATTTTTTTCCATCCCATTTGTTGCCAAAAAAAGTTACTAGGTAAATCATCAGCACACCCACAAACAAAATCTTGCCTTCCATAAGAATTAGCATATTCAATACCAGTTTTTAATAATTTTTTCCCCCTTTCTATTAACCTTGCATCTTCTTGTATTGCTATTTGATTAACTTTTGCCCAATTTCCAAAAGACATTAAAAGATAACCAACTAGATCTTTATTTTCTTCTACAACCCATATTTTATCGTTGCAAACATTTGACCATCTTTTACCATTTTTGATACCAGTTATAGCCGCTTCATAAGCTGAATTTGGTATAAAGCCTAAAGATTTTGTTTCTTTTTTTGATAAATGATTGATATATTTTAAATCTTTAATATTTGCGTATCTTACTATCATTATTGTAACGCTTTCAATGCAGGTGCAGCCTTACCAGCAGCTTCTGCTGTTTGTAGAGCTTCTTGTTGCTCTGCCATTTGTTGTTGCATCTGCTGCCTTGCTTCTCGCTCTTGTGCGACTTGCTGATCGCTCTTAATCGTTGATGCAGGCACTCCTAGTATTCTTATAACATACTTAGCCAGTCCATCCATATCCACATAATCAAATACCGCAGGATTGACTTGTGATAATGGAGCAAGCATCTCAAACAATCGCATTGCAGATTGTACATCCCCTAACCTTTG